GGACAAAGTGCGTTATGGTGCGGCAGGCCGGGCTCCTTCCTCCCAGGAAGCCTAGAGCCACTGACGCATCGCAAAACAACTCCTCCTAGATTTGCGGTGCGTCTTTTTTTCAAGAGTCAATTGAAAGTTTCGAGGATCGGTGTTATTGTATCGTGAACCACGGACCTTGGAGCGTATTCATATGGGAATATTAGATTTTTTTAGACCGAAAGAGCCCACTGCAACTCAAGTGACTCCTAGGCCTGATAATATTGATACTCAGTTCCTCCCTAACTATACGGGTGGTATATACGATGCTTTTGGAACGAAGATAGGGGATCCGAACACTCCGTTTATAATGGAATCTGCTTTTAATCCGAAGAGATTTAAGGATCCTGTAAGAAAAGCGGACACTATAGATTATTTAAACAAGTTTCATTATCCCCAACCAGATGATCCAGAACGAGGTCCTTTGACTCCTCCAAGGGCTCAAGGTCCAGGGTACTTGCAATACGAACGACCGATTGTTCCATATGTCAAAGGTCAAACTTACGCGGACGACATTTCGTCTAAGTTCCGCGAAGGGTCAAGACTAGCGCATAAGAATATGCACGATCCTAATTACAAAGGTTATTTTCAAAGCCGGACTAGTAACAACCCGTTCTTACAGAACCTGAATAGATTGGCTGATACACCCTTAACGATTGCGAGGAAAGGAGGCAATTTGTTAGGTTCGGGTATCTTTAAAGCTTTAGGTGGTGCCGCAGATGTAGCTGGAATTGTGTTGGATGGTGGTGGCAAGGGTCTTATGAGCACAAAGCAAGCTCAAAACTTTTCCAAGGATTTATCCGTACTTCCGCTTTCCCTCGCGGAAGCCTATGGCGGTCAAATAGGTGGGATGAGTGCACTAGCACGAAGACAATATATGAAAGAATTGTCTAAGAAAAACGCAAGAATTGGTTTTAGAGATCCCTTAACACTTCAACTTGGTAGTCGTAAACAGCCTATATTTCTTGGAATGGAAGGTGCGACTAAAACTGAAACCAAGCTTCTTCAGGACGCAACGGATTACGCAGAGTCTTTGATGAAGAATGCAGACGGTGAAACGTTGTACTCAAGATCTCCTACTTTTATACAAGAACTGGTGGAGAAGAAGTTCCCAGGAGTTGTGTTTGATAGGAAAAATCTGGTGCCTATTATAGAAAGACCAATTTCACCTAGTTCGATAAATGAATTAGATTTTTTACAAAATACAACCAAGCTCCTTGGACGTGATATAGATGAACCTGTGAATTTGAACTTAACAGACTTCATGAGTGAGGTTCAAAAACGAGCGTTTTTAAAATACAAAAAATCTGACGAAGAAATAAAAAAAATAACGGAGCGACTCAAGGCAAAGCAAGAAAATGGGGAGGACTTTACTTGGCAGGATTTAAAAGAGCTTGAGACGCGAGACAGGCCTGTTTTAACCGACCAAAAAATTCGTAAAGACTCCCCCTATAACCCAGAAGTTGATGCGGACGCGGGAGGGCATTTTGATCCCAACACAGGAGATATCGTAATAAACACAAGGGCCGATAGCTTTTATGTTAAAGAGGTAAATGATGCAGTAGAGAGCTTCCAAAGCGGAGCAATAACAAGACCAGAGTATCTTAAAAAAATGACGAAAGTTGCTGAAGCGTACAATCAGTTAGCGATCCATGAGGGAATTCATGGATTAGCAGACAGTTTAAAAAAATTTGCACAGGGAAACAACAGCAGTACCTTTATGCAGTTAAGTGAGAGCCTTAAATCGGGTCAGGCAGTAAACAAAATGATTGACCCGCCTGGTGTTGGACCTAAAACAATTTTTAAAAGTCCTTCTGAAAAAGCTTTACACGAAGCTTTAGAGGTAGAATATAAAATCGCTAAGAAAAACAATGAAGCTCTTAGAGACCCAGATGTTTTCAAACTTCTTGGGCTCGATTATCTAGCGTACACGGATGATGCCGGAGAGATGTTGGCTCGCGGAGCTCAAGGGGGGGCTACAGCGACAAAAGTACGGGCTGATACTCTGGCGAAAATGACCAAAGTAAGGGACGTTCTTACAAGCAGTCCGCAATTTTTATTAGGACAAAAAATATCTTTAGCTTCTGAGAAGGGAGGTAAGCTGTATAAGCCAAGAGACGCACTTAAACTAATAGACGAAACAATTGAAATGGTTAAAAATGGTAAGCCGGGAGATATAACCTATATGCTAAACCGGACGAAAAATTTTGACAAGAAAGGCCGTGATCTTAAATTATCTAAAGAAACTTTTGGAGATATAGCTTTAAGTATGTCTCGTAGAGACCCTACGTTAAGTCATCGAGAAATCATAGAACGCACATTTTATGGGCGTGGTTCTAGGGAAGAGTATGTAGGTTACGATTTTTAAATGAGGGACATTTTGGGGGACACGTTAGACTTATGGACGACGATTGAGCCCTATAAGAGTTACAAGAGCGAGACAATTGGATGGAGGTTGTTGCCGGCGATAGACAATGATCAAATAAAAGTATATTATAGGGATGAGAAGTGTATTGGGTTTGTAACGTGGGCTTGGTTCACTAAAAAAGAGTTTGATACCTTAGAGTTTAATGGTACTGAAGTATTTAAGAGGAACGAGGGTGATCTTTTGTATGTAGTTGATTTAATTATACCTCACGCATCTGCGGATGTTTTTAATATTGTGAGAGATATGCGAAGGCATTTATCGGAGAAGCACCCTGACAAGCCGATGGCTTTTGCACATCGGACGGGTTCCAAGAAACAATGGACGAATAGGAGCATTTAACATGGGTTCTGGACATCAAGGTGGCAGCTCTAGTGCAGAAGACGGAGAAATAAGAAAAGCTTTTTCTGCGGACAAGACCAAGACGGCGAAAGACGCTAGGGACTTTTTCAGAGATAGAGATTCTGGTTTGACAGCGAACATGGCCTATTTAGATTCTTATGCTCAAGGTACTGGGAACCCGACCTATGGGGGCTCAACCAATAGAGACATGATTGAAAGACAGTTAGGAAATCAAGGTCTTGAGTTAGAAGGTCAAAATTTTGTTCGATATGACGAGGACGGCAATCGTGGTACTGTTGGTGGTATAAATCAAAGAGGCAACTTTTGGGGCAGCGCAGATTTAAGTGGTGTACGTTCTCCTTCTTATTTAGCGCAGAATGCGGACTACACTGGTAGTAGAGCTAGGAGATACGGTTCTAATGCAGAGGATATGAGTCAAGGAACTTTAGATCCTAAAATACAAAACTCTTTAATAGACCTAGTCACATATAATCCTGACGGCACAGTTACTGGTGTGAACAGTCAACAGGTGTATAATAAAGATGGCATCTTTGCAGGCGATCCCAACACAACGTACAATACAAACACGGGTTTATACGAGACTGATGAGCGTATTGGGTCCGATGACTCAAGTCCGAGTATATTAGGTCGAATGGCACGAGGTTTGACGGATTATATTGGTGGCGGTGGCATCATGGGTGCTTTATCTACCGACTCGGGTAGCGGAGATACCACTGAGACTATTAAGACCCCTGAGATGATAAACCTTAATCCAGGTGGATTTAATGCTATGAAACCAGTGCGCCGTCCGACTGATGGTATCAGTGATATAACGAGTGCTCTTATGGGCGGAGCAGACTCCGTAACCAAATTAACCAACGACCAACTACGAAATCTTCCTACTTACGCTGGCGGTTATACTGGTTCTGGTGCTAACAACCCTTTCTTGAGTGCAGACCAAAGAGGGGTGCTGAATCAGTTTAACGCGCAGGGGGTCCAAGTTCCATTTGATGGTGGTAATAGAATAGATGTGCCTTTAGGAATAGGAACCCTCCCCGGAAAAAAGACCTTATCTGAACTGGCTAAAACGGAGCCCGTAATTACGGCAGGGTTCAGGAATCCTACAAATGTATTCGATCCTCGACAAAGAATTATAGATGATGCGATGAGACCTCTTGGAGATCGCGTCAGTATGTATGAAGATGATCCATCTATAGCGTTTGGCTTTGGCGGCGAACCTTTTGATTTATCGCAAACTTCTGGTTTTACAGACAACCAACGTAGGTTTGATAGAGGTCTTGCGCCTACTAATATCTCAGATCCACAATCCGAGGTGACTTATATAGACCCCACAGATGCATACCAAACGCCGTTTCAAAGAGACTTCACTTACCTTGGTGGTAACGATGGTCTTTTACCTAGAAGATCTACATCGGAAATTAATCGGATAGGTGTACCCACACAGATTGCTCCATATGACGCAAGTTTTGAAAGAGAAAATGCTGTAAGAGCACTTCCCGATCAGACCTTTGGTTCGTTATTTGCAGATCAAAGAGCGGCGGATGCGGCTAGAGACTTCGCTTCTGGTGAAGGTAGTACGGGCGCACAAATATCTGAGACTCCTGCTTACTCTGATGACGCGGATCGACTTGAAGATTTAAGAACAACGGCAGCAGTTCAGGCACCTCTTAATCAACCGTATGGTTCGTTATTTGCAGACCAGAGAGCGGCCCAGGCTGCTAGAGACTTCGCTTCTGGTGAAGGTAGTACATTTGGACAAATGTCAGGAACTCCTGCTTACTCTGATGACGCGGATCAACTTGAAGAACTAATAACAACGGGAGCACTTCAGGCCTCTCCTAGTCAACCATTTGGGTCATTATTTGCAGATCAAAGAGCGGCACAAGCGGCTAGAGATTTTTATACGGGTGAGGGTAGTACATTTGGACAGATGTCAGGCACTCCTGCTTTTGGTTCAAGCGTTCCAAATACAATTCAGGTTAGTCCGAATGCAGATCAAATAACAGATACACCTACCCAAGCGTTTCGAGATGAGAACTTCGGAATAGATAGTGACGTTACTGACTTTAGCTTTGAAAACAGAACACCAATAAACAGGATGATGTACAACAGGCCAACATCCGAAGTTAGTGAAGGCGGCGGACCAATGAGTATTGGAGACGCATTTAAGTACATCGGTGGGGATCTTAAAAGAATATTCAACGAGGATCCGGCAGTTGTTGCTAGAAGAGAAGCGGCAGAACGAGATGAGAACATGTATGGAACAGGTATGTTTGATTTAAGTGAGACATATGATCCATCAGGTGCAAACAACATGAACATGACAGACGACAACGTGAACATGACAGACGCATTCAAGTACATCGGCGGAGATATAGGCAATATCTTTAAGGAAAGTTATAATAATGCTCAAAATGGTGTCAGCGATTCCGTTCCTGTACCTTCTTCAATCGTGTCTAACACAGTACAAAACCCAGATGGAAGTGCGAGTACAGGTACTGCCTTACCATCGTTCCCCGCTCCAAGCGTGTCTAACACAGTACAAAACCCAGACGGAAGTGCGAGTACAGGTACATTAGAGGCAGTGATTACTGACGCAAGAAATAAGAGAATTGCTAAGTTAGGCACTGCAACAGGTTCCGAGAACAACCAGGTGTTAGAAGATGCAAGAACGACAGAGTATCTAGATCCTCGAATCCGAGATGCGATGGCACCGGATGGATTAGACGACAACATGTACAATGATGGCTCTGAGATATTTGATTTAAGTGAAACATATGATCCATCGGGTGGCGGTTTCACTGATGGCGGTGGAGGCGGCGGTGGCTTTGGTGGATGTCCTGAAGGTTATGAACCGATGACATTAGAGAACGGAGAAACGGTCTGTGTTCCTATTGAGGAAGAGGTTACTGAAGAAGAAGTGGAGGAGGTGACTCCGGTTACTCCAACAGTTCGGCCTACTATGGGTCCTTCTGCATATACACCTCAAGCGGTTTCTCCCATTCGCCCGTATACGTTACAACCTGGTGAACAAGGGGTTGGCAGTTTGGCAGATGTTCTTCAGCTTCAAAATTATCCAAATATAGTCTAATGGATCTACAAGCTCTTCCCGAAGAGGCGTTAAAAGAAATACTAAGCCTCACCGAAGCTAAGAAACGCTTAGATCTTAGGGACGAGGCGCAAGAACATTTCATGCCGTTTGCACATCATGTGTACGAGAACTTCATTGAAGGGCGGCATCACCGGATTATTGCAGAAAAACTAGAGCAAGTGGCGCAAGGTAAGCTAAAAAGGCTTATTATTAACATGCCACCTCGTCATTCTAAGTCTGAATTTGCCTCATATCTCATGCCAGCATGGTTCTTGGGCCGTAATCCCAAGCTTAAAATCATTCAGGCTACGCATAATACGGAGCTTGCTGTACGTTTTGGTAGGAAAGTGCGAGATTTAATAGACGATCCTCAATATAAGGAGGTTTTTCCTGACACGCACCTTAAAGAAGACAACAAAGGTGCGGGAAAATGGCAAACAAGTGCTGGTGGAGAGTACTTTGCGGCGGGTGTAGGTGCTGCGGTAACGGGTCGTGGTGCGGATTTGTTTGTTATTGATGACCCACACTCGGAGCAAGACGCTTTAAGCGAGACTGCATTCGATCATGCGTATGAATGGTACACTTCTGGTCCTCGACAGCGTCTTCAACCGGGTGGATCCATCATAATTGTTATGACTAGGTGGGGAAAGAAGGACTTAACGGGTAGATTACTGGCTGCACAGGGGTCAGATGTGATGTCTGATCAGTGGGAAGTGGTGGAGTTTCCAGCTATTTTGCCCTCAGATAAGGCATTATGGCCTGAATTCTGGGAAAAAGACGCATTATTGTCTATTAAGGCCTCTCTTCCAGTAGCTAAATGGTCAGCGCAATGGCAACAACAACCGACCACATCAGAGGGTGCAATCGTTAAAAGAGAGTGGTGGCAGCCTTGGGAGAAGGAGAAAATACCCCCTTTAACGTATATTTTACAGGCATATGACACAGCATTTTCAAAAAAAGAAACTGCGGACTATTCAGCGATCACAACTTGGGGTATATTCAACCCAGAAGAAGGCGGACCAGACAACATAATTCTACTGGATGCCAAACGGGGACGTTGGAATTTTCCAGAACTAAAGGAAGTTGCGTTTGATGAGCATGAGTATTGGGAACCAGACATGGTATTGATCGAAGCAAAGGCTACTGGTACTCCTTTGATACAAGAGTTGCGGCTTCGAGGCATTCCAGCGTTGGGATTTGCGCCTGGAAGAGGTACGGATAAAATAACTCGTATGCACATGGTTGCGCCAATGTTCGAAGCTGGTGTAGTATGGGCACCAACGGACAAGAAGTTTACGGACGAAGTAATAGAAGAGGTTGCGTCATTTCCTAATGGTGATCATGATGACTTTTGTGATAGTATGACGTTAGCTATAATGAGATTCCGACAAGGGGGATTTGTTTCTCTTGAAGGAGAAGACATAGAAGAAGATTATTACCCTCAGAAAAGGGAGTACTACTGATGGCACTACCACCACAACCAATGGGATCAATTGTAGATTCAGGCCTTATGCAAGGTGGACCACAAGAAGAAATGTTGGGACAACAAGTTGAAGTAATGGCACCGGAAGAGTTTGAAGGTGGGGCAGAAGTTATCCCGGACGGAGAAGGTGGTGCTATAGTTCAAGCCATTGCAGAAGCAACGGGCATGGACATAAACGATATGATTGAGCATGACTCTAATCTAGCCGAGTATTTAGACGAAGAGGTTCTTACAGATATATCTATGGATCTTAGGGCATCGTTCGAAGATGATTTACAATCAAGAGATGCTTGGGAAGAAACATATACTAAAGGTTTAGATCTATTGGGTGTTGGGAGCACTGATCGTTCTGTTCCGTTTGAAGGAGCTTCTGGAGTAACACATCCGTTGATCGCTGAGTCAGTAACTCAGTTCCAAGCACAAGCGTATAAGGAATTATTGCCTTCTGGTGGTCCTGTTAAGACGAAAGTCCTTGGTGTTGCAAATCCAGAGACCGAGGGTCAAGCTACTCGTGTCAAGAACTTTATGAATTATTTGATTATGGAGAAGATGGAAGAGTTTGATCCAGACATGGATCAGATGTTGTTTTATTTACCGTTATCAGGTTCTACGTTTAAGAAAGTTTACTATGACGAGGCCAAAGGTCGTCCTGTATCTAAGTTTGTTGCAGCGCAAGATGTAGTGGTTCCATACACTGCTACTGATTTGGTCACCGCACCACGGATATCCCATGTTTTAAAGATGACAGACAATGAAGTTAGGAAACTTCAAGTTAGTGGCATATATCGAGACATTGAGTTAGGAGACCCTGGTGATACTGAGGAAGACACTGTTGAACAAAAGGTAGATGAGCTTCAAGGGATTTCAAGAACATATAAGGACGAACTGAGAAACATTTTAGAAATACACTCTGTTATGGAGATAGAGGGTTTTGAAGACAAGGACGAGCAAGGAGAGCTCACAGGGATAAAACTTCCATACATCGTAACGATAGATAGAAGTAAGGGTGATGTATTATCTATTCGCAAGAACTATGCAGAGAACGATCCTTTAAAACAAACGATTCAATATTTTGTACATTATAAATTCATGCCTGGGTTAGGCTTTTACGGTTTTGGTTTAACTCACATGATTGGGGGTCTTGGACGTGCTGCTACTAGCATCCTACGTCAGTTAATTGACGCTGGGACGTTGGCTAATTTGCCAGCGGGATTCAAGGCTAGAGGTGTAAGGGTTCGTAATTCGGATGACCCGTTACAACCGGGTGAATGGCGGGATATAGATGTACCTGGTGGCGATATAAGGAGTGCGATTACACCGCTTCCGTATAAAGAACCATCTGCTACGTTGGCTCAATTGCTGGCGGCTTTGATCGAAGGTGGACGGAGATTTATCTCTGTTGCTGATGAACAAGTCAACAACATGAGTGGCGAAACACCAGTAGGCACGACTGTTGCTATGCTGGAACGTGGCATGAAGGTGATGTCGGCGATACACAAGAGACTGCATTACGGACAAAAGAATGAGTTTAGAATACTAGCTCGGATTGTTGCAGAGAACCTACCTCCGTTCTATCCGTACCAAGTTGCTGGAGCGAGTCCTGAAATAAAACAACAGGACTTTGACGGACGTGTAGATATCATTCCCGTATCAGATCCCAACATATTCTCTATGGCACAACGGGTAGCATTGGCTCAGAGTCAGCTACAACTAGCGCAATCCAATCCAGAGATGCATAATATGTACGCATCGTATCAAAGGATGTATCAGGCGTTAGAAGTTCAGAACATAGACGAGATCTTACCTCCGATACCAGAGCCTCAACCAATGGACCCAGCGATAGAGAACGCGAGGGCGTTGTCGGGACAATTGCTTCAGGCTTTCCCAGATCAGAACCATGATGCACATATCATGGCGCATATGATCTTTATGAAAACACCACTTGTGCAGACTTCTCCACAGATAATGGGAACATTCTACGCACACCTCCAAGAGCATTTAAACTTTAAAGCTACGAACCAAGCTATACAGGAGGCGCAAGAAATTATGCAACAAGTGCAGCTATTGGCTCAATCGGGAGGTATTAGTCCTGAACAGGCGCAACAGGAGATTGCTGACATACAAGCTGGTCTTAACGATCCATCCGCTTTGGCTAATTACGTTGCAGAGATATCGGCTAAGATGATGGGAGAAATCATATCAGAGTTGATCCCACCACCCAATGATCCGATGGCTGACCCTCTGGTTCAAATCAGAATGCAAGAGCTGCAAATAAAACGAGACGATGTTGAGAAAGATAATGAAATAGACAAAGCTCGATTACTTATGGAAGCCGCTAAGATGGAGCAACGATCTGCTACGGATGCGGCACGTCTTGAGGTCCAAGAAGAGATTGCAGAGGACCGAACCGAAGTAAACAGAGAACGTATTGAGGTTCAACGAGAGGCGATGGAAGCGAGAAACAGGAGATAGACCAATGCCACTTAAAAAGGGAAAGTCTAAGAAGGTTGTTAGTTCGAACATCAGCAAGTTAAAGTCTGAGGGCTATCCTCAGAAACAAGCTGTAGCTATTGCTTTGTCTAAAAAAGGTATGGCCCGTGGTGGCATGGTTAACTCTAGGTTTAGTCCTATATCTAAGCCGCAAAGGTTCTTAGGAGTATTTTAACTATGTGGGGAAGATTATTTAGTGTTTTGCTTCTGTGCATCCTCCTATCGGGATGTAGCACGTTAAGTTGCAAGGTTTTTCCATTAGATAATTTTTGTTCGTGGGGGGCGATAGATGAGAGTTAAGAAAAGAACTGTTTTAATATGCTTTCTTATAGCCTTCATTATGGTTGGTTATTTGTTTTTTGCGGCTATAACACAAGCCGCAGATAGTAACACGGTTTCCTCGACTGTCATAGATAAATCGGTGGGGACTGCAAATGCGCCAGGAATAAACATCAATCAGAATGATTCTTGTGGTACGGCTAACTCCATAGCAATACAATCCCAGATCCTCGGCATTGCCAGAGGTAAGGCTATTATTGATTTGAATTGTGAGCGCATTAAACTAGCTCGTGTCCTAGGGCAAAGCGGTTTAAGAGTGGCTTCTGTGTCGGTCTTGTGTGGCGACCCTTCAGGCCGTGTGTTTGACGCTATGTGGAGGGCAGGAACGACCTGTCCATTCGGTTCTTTATTAGATCAAGGCTTGATCGGAGAAGAAGCCAAGGTGATGTGGATAAAGAACTCTGGAATGATACCCGAAGGCAGTCACTTTAAAAAGATGATTGAGCAGGAAAAATTAGCAAAAGCAGAAAAGAAAAAAGCAGCGAATAAAGTTAAAAAGAAAAAGCTAAAAGAAAAGAAAGTAACCAAGGATGAGACATCAACCACTAAGAAGGGTGGCCTGCTTCTTAGCATTGTTACTATTCTGCTCATCCTCTAAGGCAGATATAAACTGTGCCACAGATGTAGTCGGCCTATGTACTCCAGACATATCTTATACCATTACCGAGACAGTAACCGAGGAGAGTTACTCTGAGGGCGATGGAATTACAACGATAACAACAACGAACACAGAAACAACGGTAGACACTGTTGTTAACACTGACTCAGGAGATATTCTTGATGGTGATAATGATTTTGTAACTTCTACTAAAGAAGGCGATATGGATTCTGATTGGGGAGGACAAGGCCCAGCTAATATATCC